TAATAGCCATTGTTCGTCTAAGACGGGATTCGTTCCTATCTGCTTGATACACTCCTTAGCTGAATCGTAGGTGGTCTGATTCAGGTTCTTCAGCTCATCAAGATCTACACTAAGGACGGCCTTATTTGGAACTTTATTATACTTCTCTACAAATTGTCTAACTAGCTCAAAGATTACCTTATGACCATCGTCAGTAAAGTAATCTTTCTTTAGGAATGGTAGAGCCTTTCTCGAGAACTCATCATCCTGAACCAATGCAGACAAAATATAATTTTCAATCATACAACTTCTTCAGCAATTCCTAACAATTCAGCAACAATTAACAATACACCAGCCAGTATTACATACCCACCAATGAGTACTGCACCAGCTAGGATACGGAAACTACTCTTCAGTAGACTCCACTTCAAATGACTCTTCGGATCCGGATGCTCCATAACTAAACTCCTTCTTGGCAGCTTCATCCAACAACTTTAATACTTCAGGTGTATAGTACTTCTCTGGATCTTCGATAATGTTCTTACCAAATACCTTACTACCATCTGGAAGCTCATAACGAGTAGATACTTTCTTGAAGATACCATACTTCTCAGCAAGATCAAGTAGACCATAATAACGATCCAATCCCTTGTCATAGGTAACAAGAGATTCGACTTGCTGGTTCTCTTTCGAGAGTCTTGACTTATAGGTCTTAACCTTAACAATATTACCAACAACCTGGTTGTCTACCTTTTCCTTTCTCTTTGTCAAGGTAGCAATAGTAGAAGCAGCATACTTCAAGCCAGTACCACCAGAGATCTCATTCTCGGGTACATAGGAACCAACCTTAGCATAAACATGGTTCGTTACCAACATTGGTACACCAGCCTTAGCACACTTCAAAGTTAAGACTCGGAATGCAGCCTTGATGACCTGACTCTTAGTCATGTCTCGAGTGTCATTACCTTCAAGCGAGTCAGCCATTTCCTTAGAAGTAGACAACATACCAAGAGAGTCAAGAACCATCATCATTGGAGGTCTTGCATCTGCATCTGACTTAGTATATGCTTCCAAGAACTTCAAAGCATGCTCTCTGAACTTCTGAATAGTATCAGGTTCAGCAATAATGATTCTCTTAGTATCAATACCACGTGACTTCATCATATCACGAGTGACAGCAGCTTCAGTGTCATAATAGATAACACCAGCATCTGGATTCTTATCCAAGAAGCTCTTTACAATACCAAGGACGAAGAACGTCTTACCAGTAGCGCTCTCACCAGCGAATGCCGTGATCTTGTTATTAGGAACACCACCGTAGATCGAACCACTTAGAACAGCGTTAACAATATAGGAACCAGTATCGATACAACCAGTGTATTCAGCACTACCAGAACCATCATCAACAATAGAAGTTAAAGTATCTTCATCCTTTAACTCATTTACCAAATTACGAAAGAAATTTGACATATTATACCTTCATCTTTTTAATTTTACGACCCTTTGTTGATCGAGATCTTGTGACTGGGAGCACTCTATAGGAAAAAATGCTTTCAGCTCTTGTAACATAATATTTCTTACCACTACGCGTTTCAGCCTCAAATGTTCCAAGAACAGAACCTAGCTCGTTGAGGTTTGTCATTAGCTCATTAATTTTAACGATTCTTGCGTGAACGAGACCATTGTCCATTGTGCAGGTTGGATCGTTCTTCTTGAGAGCTTTAATAACATCATCAAAAGAAACAACACCTTTCTCCTTAACGAGATCGGTAATAACGTCTGTTTGAATTTTAGTAGTCTTCTTTTTCATAGTATACTCCGTATAATGTATTAAAGTTTAAGAACAGATTTCTTATCGATCACTATACTACTTTTCTTCATTTTCTTCAACTGTTTAATTCGGTCATCCAACTGTTTCTTCTTATCTGTTTGAGTGAACTTATAGTTTGCTGCTATCAAAAGAATGACAGCAAGTGGGTCAAAGACCAATATAAGAATAATAATAACCAAACGGACAGCGCTATCAAAGTGGCTTTCGGCATCAGATCCATAAACTAACTCCGCAATGTATTTTAACGGACCAACTTCAACTTCGATCTTTTTGATCTCGGATTCGAGCTTATTCTTATCAGCCTTAAGTTGTACTAACTCTTGTTCAACAGCCTTTCGCTCTTGTTCGAGTTGTTTACGTTCGCCATCTAGTTTTCTTTTCTCTTGTAGACCTTTTGTAACAGATCCAAGCTCGATGTACTTAACTAGGGTATTATCAATGTTTTGAATCTGTCTGTCAACAAGAACTTTAGTGTTCGTCTTAGACTCAATTGTATCGTTTAGTGTCTGTAGTTGAGCTGATACATCTGATGTCATACTGGCAGATGTTTCTAAGTGAGCCTTTGAAAGGTAACCGAAGATACCCATCGATGTAATAAACATTAGGATCACTACAGCAGTAACAAGATAGTACTTAATTAGCTTTGGTGCTTCATCCCAGTTTCTATATAACCAACTTGCAGCAACTAACTTACCTAGTTCTAGAGCAGAGCCCATTAGAACAATAGAAAAGAATGCACCACTAAAGATACTTGCCAAACCTACTACTGAGTAGTAGGCAGCAACACCAGATAGAATTAGTGCAACAGCTAGGACTAGATAATCAAGAAGCATCTTTGGCGATAGTGAATAGCTTATCAAGCTGAGCTTTAAAGGCTTTCATCTTATCGACTCTGTTTGGCCAATAGATATAGTTCTTGTCTGGATTCAGCATCAGGTTGTTGATCAATGGTGTGATCATTTGTTCAATCTGAACGACAGTATCCTTATAGAGCTCAGCATTTGAGGCTTGCTCATCTAGAAGCTTTGAAAGCTCTTCTGTCTCTTGTTCAGCACCAGTGAGTTTCTTTAACTCTTCTTCATCAACAGCGCTGAAACCAAAATCAAATGTATAACCTTTTTGCATATAATTACCCGAACATGTCTTCTAATGTTTTCTGACTACCAAAGCTCCAACCAATGTTATCTGTAATGGACTTCATTGGCTCAACAAATGACTTATCAAATTGTGTATCATGATCGATATAAAGATCAAGATTCATCTGCTTTGGTAGTACGCCTGGTGATGATATAACATTGCTACCAATTGGATTAGGCATTCTTAGATAACAGAACTTGATCTTGTCACCATTCTTAACTTGATTGAATTTCTTCTCAAGACCAAGTTTATTTATTTGATTGTTGTATACAAGAGCGCCACGAACATGAATTGGCACGCTCTTTGCACCCAACACATATTTGTCAGCCACAACATTCCCTAAGCGATCCTTAATTACAGGAAGGTTGCAACTTCTAGGAAATGCAACATCCTCAAACGGTAAACTATCAAACTCTTCCTTGAAGTTATCCACAAATTGCTCGAACTCTTGCTTAGTACCATTCATGATGATATACAAAGCTTTCTTAATCGAATCTTTAATGACAGCAGGAGTCGAAGACTTAACAGCTTCGATACCCTTCATCTTCAACTTAGGCTTTTCGTATTGTACACCTTCTTCGTTAAACACGTTTAGGATATATCGCTTCTTAGCAACCCAAATACCTTTATCAGCAATCGACTCTCGCTTCATTTGCATACGCTGACTATGAATCAACATATGCTCGCCAAGCTCGTCATAACTCTTCTCAATGAATGGTTGAAAGACTTCGTCGCAAGCCTTATCAAGCATCTTCAGAACTTTCTCGCGTTCTGGAATGTTACCGTTGTAAACTTTATTCACAAATCCATCTAGTGTAATATAGAGTGAATCTGTATCAGCTGCGATCACATAATCTTTATTAGATGTGCCTAGCATCTTGTTGAGATAAGCATTCATTTTATCTTGCATCCAACGAATGGATACTTGGCCAGATAGAGTGATAGCTTCAGCAAGGTCAGTATCAAAGAATCTAAAGTAAACATTAGACAAAGCACCATAACAACTATTCAGTTGGATCTTCTTTGCCATCTGCATATTGTTATACTGGATATACTTCTTCTCATCCTCTGGATCTTTACTGATCTCAAACTTCTGCTTTGCTTCGAGCATCAGCTTCTTATACTTCTTTCTATCAGCAAACACCTTTTCCATTAGAGCAGGCAAGAATCCAATTTTATCCTTTCTATACATTGTACCATTGGCACATAGAGTAAGTTCTCTACTCTTGGCTTCATCTCTAGCCATTAAGAAGGCACCAGAACTTTCTAGACAATCTTCAGGTGTAAGCTCAACTTTCTCTACCTTAGTGTCTGGCGAGATGTTGTATTGCATAATCAAAGAAGGGTATAGAGATGTTAAGTCAAATGAGACAACATAGTTATACATTCCAGGTTTAGGGTCTTTAACATAAGCACCTTGAATGTTGTTATCCTTATGTCCTTTGCCGGCAAGAGGTACAACAAAACCTTTATCTATTAGATAATTGTGGATAATCATATCCCACATGCGGACAGTTCTCAAAGTATCAACATAGTCAACCTTTGCGTCATATGCAATAGCAAGCACTTGATCGATAAGTTTCATCTTATCATCAATCTTAGATACAAGGGTAACGTCATGAATATTATACTCAATGAACTTTTGGAAGTCGTGTTTGTATAGACCAAACAAGCTTTCGTATTCGGAGTAATCAATCTTCTTCTCACCGAGTTCAATATGAGAGATATGATTCAGCGAATAGCTTTCTGTATCTGAATATGTAAACTTTCTATACAGTGCTAGATAGTCAAGAGTGGTTATACCAATGAGTTCTTTAACATTATACGTTAAACCGCCAGACAGTTCAAAATTCCTATCATTTACCTTTCTCCATGGGGAAAGCTTCTTTGCCATCTTCCCATCATCTTTGAACACTCTGTTAATTCTATTGACAAGGTATGGAATATCGAACGTCTCAATGTTCCACCCAGTGACGATATCAGCATCAATGAGAGGTGAATCCCAAAGCGTGAGAAACTTCATAATCAGGTCTCTCTCATCCTTACACTTTGCATAATGGATATTGTCACCTGTTGGTGTATAGTCACCACATCCAAATGTATAGTAATTATCTTTTACTTTAATGGTGATAGCTGTGAGAGCTTTATCAGCTTCTAAGATGTTTGGAAATCCTTCATCAGCCGCGACTTCGATATCAAGATAAACAATTCGTATTTGGTTAACATCATATTGAATATCACCAGGATAGTACTCGTGTATGAATGGATAGATCAATGAGTTATAGTTTGTCATGCCAAACAACTCTACATTAGATACATCCTCATACATTTCGAGGTTGTCTCTAAGCTCACTCATTGAGTTGAAACTTTGTTTCTCTACATTTCTACCATCAATTGTTCTGAACCCAGTGTTTGCTTCCCTAGTAGTTCGGAAGCAGAATGGTTGGTAGGGCACCTTGGTTTGCACCCGGCGCCCATCCTCATAACCACGAAGGAGAATATCATCTCCCCTAATACTTAC